CAATTCATTAGGCTTAATTGTACGGAAAGAATATGTTGACCTAAGAGATTCAACAATCCAAGACTTCAAGACTTACTTCGGTGTAGATATTGACTCCCAAGAAAAGAGCTTTACCTTTCCCAACAAGTCAAAGTTGATATTTAGGCACGGAACAGTAACCGATATTAACACACTTAAAAACATTAACTTATCATTTGCCTTTATCGAACAAGCAGAAGAGTACGAGACAGATGAAGTATTTACATTCCTAAGAGATAGGTTAAGACGACAGAACGCACCTTACAGGCAACTTGGACTGATAGCAAACGCTAGAGGGCATAATTGGATATGGGAGAAATGGGTTCAACCGGCAGAGGTGAGTGTAATAGACGAGCCTTCCGGACAAAGGATTTATGAAAGAGAGGAGTTCTTAGCGGTAACAGCAAACTCCTTTGTAAATAAGGATGTTCTCCCGGCTGATTTCATAGCCGACTTACAAGCTATGGAAAAGGACAGCCCAAATCATTATAAACAATATGTACTTAACTCCTTCGAGGACTTAGAAGAGGACGACTTATTATTTGATTTCAGAGAGTTAAAAGACTCAGAAGAGGTTGAGTTCTTTGATTATGCACAGGTCAAGCGTGTAATGGCGGTAGATATTGCCCGATACGGTGGAGATAAGAATGTAGCCACAATCATCGAGTCAAGAGGCACAACCCGTTGGGAGCAAGTTTACATAGAAAGCTGGCACAACAAAGACTTAATGCACACCACAGGACGAATACTTGATATATACAAGCGAATGAAAGTTAATTATCTAATCGTTGACGGTGATGGAATGGGAGCAGGTGTAGTTGACAGGATAAAAGAACAGAACTTCAAGATTAAAGAGTTCCGGGCAGGAATAAGAGCAAAGAAACCCGAAGATTATAAGAACAGACGCTCAGAAGGATATATGGCACTAAAGGACAGGATAAGAAGAGGATTATTAAAGATAAAACCTCATCCACGCCAGAACCAAGATTTATTAAGCATTAGATACCAATTCAACAGCAAAGGACAGAAGGAGATACTCAGCAAAGAAAAGATGAGAAAGAATGACTTAAAATCTCCCGACTTTGCAGACGCCTTAATGATGGCAATAGCAGAGTGTGATTATACAGAAACACCTGCTTTTAATAAAAAGAATTTACCACGCCTCGCAGACTCAGAGGCTCAGTTAATGTAGGAGGATAATTATGGCAATCGGCTCAACAATGGCAGCAATAGCGGCAATTACCGCAGCAACAGGTTTTGCAGCAAGTTCTATTATATCAGCATCAAATCAACCGGACACACCAGAACCACCGAAACCGCCAGAACCACCAAAGGTAGAGGACGCACAAAAACAAGCCAAAGACGACCTTAAAAGACGACAGGGTGCGGTAGGAAAACAACAAACAATAAGTGCAGGTTTATTAACCGAGGAAGCTGATACTAAGAAAAAGACCTTATTAGGCGGATGATTAGAAAACCTCAACTATCAGATACTAAAGACCTAGTAAACCTATGCAGGTTATTCTGGGAAGAAAGCCTGAAAGAATACGGTCTAGGCTGGAATGAAGAGGACGCAACACAGACAGTAATCAACTTTATAAATACTCTTAAGTCTTTAGTACTAGAAAAGGACGGAAAAGTAGTTGGCGTAGTAGCAGGGATAGTTGTACCGAGCTTTTTTAACCATAAAAGCAAGATATTCACAGAGGTTATCTGGTATGTTTTGCCTGAATATAGAAGATACGGGCTTAAATTATACGCTGTACTAGAACAAACTCTTAAAAATCAGGGCATTAACAAGATAACAATGATAAATATGAGCAACTCAAAAGCAGGTAAGATTGGCAAATTCTATCAGAAGAAAGGCTATCAGTTTATGGAGACAATGTGGGTGAAAAGTTTATGACAACAAAGGAGATAAATTATGCAGCGTGAAAAACAAATAACAAGCAGGCTTGAGGAACTAAGAGAAAAAAGACAAAACTGGGAGTCTTTCTGGCAAGACTTGATGAAATACTGTATCCCCCGCAAGGCGAAGGTAAACACAACCAGAGTCCCCGGAACTAAACTATATGATGATATATACGACTCAACAGCAGTAACAAGCTCTCAAGTCCTAGCAGCAGGCTTACACGGTTACCTCACAAACCCTTCAAGCAAATGGTTCTCCTTACAAACTCAAGACAAGTCCTTAATGCAGGACCAAGATGTCAAGATGTACTTCAAACAAGCTGAGGATAAGATATTTGATGTATTAAACGGCTCTAACTTCTCACAGATGATATTTGAAACCTACCACGAGTCAGGCGTTGTGGGAACTGCTACTCTTTATGAGGAAGAGGACGAAAAGGATGTAGTAAGGTTCTATTCCCGTCCGGTAAGGGAGATATTTATAGACGAGGACTCAAGCGGGAGAGTTAACACGGTTTACCGAGTATTTGAGCTAACAGCAATCCAAGCCTATGAAAGGTGGGGCGATGACTGCTCAGATAAGGTCAAAAAGGACATAAAAAACCAGAAATACGGACAGAAATACACCTTTATCCACGCAGTAGAACCAAGAGAGATAAGAGACACCTCAAAAGCAGATAGCAAGAACTTTCCTTTCCGTTCCGTGTATATGGATGCAAAAGAAGAGAAAATAATGAGTGAGAAAGGGTATTTTGAGTTCCCTTACTTTGTAGTCAGGTTTAATAAATTAAGCGATGAGACCTATGGATATTCTCCGGCGATGACTGTATGGTCTGATATTAGAATGATTAACCGAATGAGTAAGACTATTATCCGCTCTGCTCAGAAGATTGTAGATCCACCGATAGTATTACCCCACGATGGTTTCTTACTACCGATTAAGACCCAACCAAATGGGATAAATTACAGGACTTCCGGCTCAGGCGATGACAAGATAGAACCTCTAAACACAGGTGCAAATATTCCCGTTGGTATGGAAATGGAACAACAACGCAGGGAAGTTATAAAACAAGCCTTCTTTGTGGACTTATTCTTAATGATGCAGAGAGAAAAGGCAAATATGACCGCAACCGAGGTAATTCAGAGAGTAGAAGAGAGAATGTTAGTTCTTGGACCAATCCTCGGCAGGTTAATGAGTGAGTTACTTGACCCGATAGTTACAAGAACATTCAATATCTTACTAAGAAAAGGACTCTTACCGCCACCACCTGAAAGACTAGCCCAAAGACCTTACTCAATAGAATACATCTCTCCACTAGCTAAGGCACAGAAGTCAAGTGATTTAAGAGCATTGACTAACACCTTACAAATCATAGGCGAGATGGCTCAGGTTAAACCTGAAATATTAGATGTAATCAACGGTGATGAGACGGTAAGGCAAATTGCAGATATTAACGGAACTAACCCTAAAATCATTAACAGTCCGGAGATAGTCCAGAAGATTAGGCAACAAAGAGCAGAAATGCAGGCAAAGGTACAGCAAATGGAGATGCTGAAAACGGGTGCGGAAACCGCAGAAAAAGCCACAAAGGCAGAGAAAAACTTAAAAGAAGGGAGGTGATATGAAGCTAGACAGAAGAGCTATCGAAAATCTAAAGCAGTTACAAAGCGATTACAAAAAAGTATTCGATAGCGATGCAGGTAAAAGAGTTCTCGATGATTTACAAAGGAGAGGTTATCTCCACACCACAACCTTAGCGGATAACCAATTAAAGATGGCTTACCGTGAGGGAATGAGGTCAATGGCATTGCATATAAAAACAATGCTTGAATATGATTTTGAACAAGTAAGAAAAAGAATAAAGGAGGCAGATAATGGCTGAAAATCTTGACCAACAAGTTGACAATCAAGACCAGCAGGATACGCAGGTTAACCAAGATACACAAGTTAACGACACACTAAATACTCAACCCGACTGGAAAGCAAACCTTTCCGATGAGTATAAACAAGACCCGGCATTAGAGAAGTTTAAGGATATAAACGGGCTAGCAAAAAGCTACAAGAACCTAGAGAAACTAGTAGGCAGAGAGAAACTTCCAATCCCACCGGAGAACGCAAGCAAGGAAGATTGGGATTTAGTTTACTCTCGCTTAGGCAGACCGGGAAGCCCAAACGAATACGAGCTACCAGAGGAAACTGTAAACAAAGTTCCTCCTGAGCTAAGAAATGAGGAAGAACTAAAAGAGTTCAACAAAGCAGCCCACGAGGCAGGCTTAACAGGTCAGCAATATCAACAGATTATGGACTGGTATTACGACCAAACAGGACAAAAGCTCGGTAAAATGCAACAGGAAAAAGACCAAGCTAAACAAAAAGGCGAAACAGCCCTAAGAAAAGAATGGGGAAAAGCCTTTGATAGCAAACTACAACTAGGCGAGAAAGTCCTAGATGAGTTCGGCTCAGATGACCTAAAAGCAAAGATTAAACAAAACGGTCTAAACAACGACCCAGAGTTTATCAAGTTCCTCTCTAAAGCAGGCGAAGGCTTGTCAGAGGACACTATAAGCGGAAAGCCTAAAGGTGCGTTAATGACACCAGAGCAGGCTCAACGCGAGGTGGCAAAAATAATGGGTGACCAAAAGCACCCTTACTGGAACAAGGACCACGCAGAACATAAATTCGCTGTTGAAAGAGTAGAACAACTCAATTCAATGGCTTATCCAGAATAGAAAGCAATAGACAAGCGAAAGCCCTACTGCTTTCTATAGTTTTTAAGGACAACTCCCAACGGAGCCCACAAGTTTAGTAATGAGACCTTTTTTAAGATAATCTCAACAGGTTTAACACTTTAACAGGAGGTGAGTAAAATGGGAGCAATAACCACAGCCATGGTTAAGATGTTTAGCTCAAATGTTCAGCATCTTGCTCAAGCAAAAGGGTCTCGCCTTAGAAATGCAGTTAGGGTTGAAACAGGCGTAGTAGGTGAAGAGGCTTACTTCGACCAAATCGGCTCAACAGCAGCAATCAAGAGGACAACTCGCAATGCCGATACTCCTTTGATTGAGGCAGACTTTCAGAGACGCAGGGTTTCTATTTATGATTATGAATGGGCAACTCTAGTGGACAAACAAGACAAGAGGAAGCTAAAGATCACCGACCCTTCAAGCGACTTAGCAATGAGTGCAGCTTGGGCATTAGGTAGAGCAATAGACGACTCTATTCTTGATAACGCCACAGGTACAGCTTACACAGGAAAAGCAGGCGGAACTTCAACAACTTTGCCATCAGCACAGAAGATTGGCTCAAGTTCAACTGCTTTAACCTTAGCTAAGTTAAGAGAAGCAAAGAAAATCTTAGACGCAAACGATGTTGACCCAGATGAACCTCGTTACATTGCGGTCAATGCAGAAAATGTTTACACAATGTTAGGTATCTCACAGATGACATCTGCTGATTATAACAGTGTAAAAGCATTGGTTGCTGGGGAAATTAACACTTTCTTAGGTTTCGAGTTCATTATGACCAACAGGCTTAACACAGGAACTAACTCTGATGAGAAAGCCGCAGTTTGCTGGGCTAAGAATGGACTTCTCTTAGCAGTTCAGCAGGACATTACTGCTAATATCGAAGATAGAGCCGACAAGAGTTATTCAACTCAAGTCTATCTATCTATGGGTATCGGTTCAACAAGAATGGAAGAAGATAAAGTGGTTCAAATTGACTGTGATCAGTCTGGAATCTAATAGGAGGTAAATTATGGCTTCAGTAAACGGTGTAAATTATGCCAAAACTGTCGATCCTACTTCTTCTAATATCCTAGATAGAGCAGTAGTCGGCGGAAATGTAAAAGTAATGTTTGATACTTATGAAGCAGCTTCTTTAGCTAGCGGAACAACTATCAAAGTAGGAAAAGACTTACAAGATGGCGTTAGAATTTTAGATGTGTGGGTGATAACTGATGATATGGGTGTAGCAGGTTGCACTATATCAGTTGGTGATTCAGACACAGCAGATAGGTATATTTCTGCAACGAGTGTAGGTAGTGCCTCAAGATTTGATTTAGATACAATCGGTGGTTTCGGCTACGAGATTGGTACAAACGATGGGGATAACACTATTTTACTTACAACAGGAACTACATCAACAACAGGATTACAGACAGGGACCATCAAGGTAGCAGTACTTTACAGCGAAAGTTAAGAAGATT